AAGAGATACGGTGAAGTGTCCGAGTGGCTTAAGGAGCACGCCTGGAAAGTGTGTATACAGGAAACTGTATCGAGAGTTCGAATCTCTCCTTCACCGCCAAATTAGAAACGCACGAAGCCCCTGAATTCATTGAAGAATCTCAGGGGCTTCGTGGTTTTCGTCGTGTGAAAAATGGCCCATGGGACGCTCCATGGGACAATCATGGGACAAACGCTATATTTTGAGGGCGTGCTCGAGCATGCCGATAACGTCCGGACCGTCCTCGTTTATCCAGGTGCCGTAATGCTTACGGATCATGCCTCCATCGGTATGCCCCATCTGTTCGGCGATCCAGTCGATTGAGGCAACACCACTGCTGAGCAACTGACTGGCGTAGGTATGCCGACACTGCCCAGGCCCGCGATATCGAACGCCCGCATGCTCCAAGTGGGTCTTGAAGAAGCGATCGCGGATGGTGAAGTCACTGACATGCGGTTCGCCACTGGACGTGTTAAGGAACACGAAATGCAGCTTGTGCTTCCTGACCGTCCTGTTGTCTCGCTCGACGATATCGACCGTATATGGCTTGCCGCCCTTCGTCAGTACCCAAAGCTTTTGCAGGGCATCGAGCGCCGGGGCCAGTAAGCGAACTTTCCGATTCGATCTGCGTGTTTTAGTCACCCGATATGCACCACGCACCTTTGACCGCCTGAATGTCACTGTGCCCGATTGCAGGTCAACGTCTTCCCACGCCAATGCAATAGTTTCTGAAACGCGTGGCCCAGACCACATCATGAACTGAATCATCAGTAGCTCGAAGGTGCGTTTGGTTGGCGTGGCCAGGATCTGCACAATCTCAGCACGGGTGAACGGATCCGGTAGAGTCGGATCAGGAAGGCGTACATGAAGTCCCTCCGTCGGATCGTGCGCCACCTTCTTCCGGGTGCGGTACAGCTTGAACACCTGCCGAACGTTGCTGATGATGTCGCGAATGGTCTTGTTGCTCAGCCTGGCCGAGAGAGTGACCTGAACCCACTCCTGCAGATCGAGGTGATCCACTTCATCGATCTGCACGCTGCCCCACCGAGGACGAACATGGACTTCAGCTTTGTTCAAATAGCCGCGATATGACGTCGCCGCGACGCTGTTCTTTTTAATGCTTAGCCAAAGATCCAGGTAGTGACCAAACGTACTCTCGACCAACCTGGTTGAATTGGGGAAGTGGCGCGAATAATCGAACGTGCCGGAATGTATTTCGTAATTGATGATTTCCACCATGCGCTTGGCATGCGCCACGTTGGCGGGTGTGTTGCCTCCTGGTAAAGACTCTCTGCATCTGCTTCCTTCATAGGTGAAGTGGATTCGTACTGAATTACCCCGAGCTTCGACGCCGCTCATATGTGTCCTTACGCTGCAAACTGTATAGCGATAGTGTGACGCTGAAAAAAAGAAAGGCCCGTCTCCGGGCCTAGTATGGTGCTGTGGATTTTCTAGTGGACTTGCGTTACTGCTTCTGACGTTGTTGGCGCAGGTGGGCATTCATCTGCTGTCTAAGCTTGCTGCATTTCACATGGCTACCCTGGGCGCGCCATTTTCCGCACTGATCGCACACGCTGGTGTGGTCGATATTCCAGGGAAAGCGCTTACTATTCTCGGCCATCATTCGCCACCCCCTTGCGCTTTTGAAACCGTGTGGCTTGGCCTCGAACACCATCCAGTCGGCCCGAGAGCGGGCCATCCAGAAAGACTTGGCTTTTCTTCACGCCCAAGGCCTTCGCTTTGTAATGCACCGCACTCAAGGCTCGGTCGAGGCGAGCCGCGACGTCGACGGTGGCGAGATCTGGATAAAGACGCTCAAGCAGTGCGACTTCGTGGGTGGTCCAAAAACGCCTGGAGCGGATTCTTTTTGTTGCCGACATGGTCAGGCTTCCTTCTCGACTGGTGATTCAGTCAGTTCGACCTCGTAATAACCAGGCACGTCAACTTCGGCGCCGATCACCCGAATGCCGCACCAGCCGTATGGCTTTTCGTCCGCCTCACATCCGCCAAAACCCTCAGTGCTGTGGAGGTCATGCGTCCAAACAGCGCCCGGGTTTTCGCCGAACACGTTTTTGAAGGTAGGGGTGAAACCTGCTCCGCCTTGCTCGAGCATGATCCTGATCATGCTCGAGCCGGCCAGTCGGATTGCGACGCGTATGACATCACCGTCTTCATCCATCAGCCTGGTTTGCTCGTCGGAAAGATAGTTATTGATCATTGCTGCACGCTCAGGCGTCAACACATCGAGATTTACCTCGAGCAGCACCTCGTATTCTTTCCAGGATTCACTCACTTTGAAGCGCTTGATATTGGGTTGCTCAGACATGACTTTGGCCCTGCAGTAGCTGGATGGAGTTGGTCGTGGCGGCGAGTACCTGGGCGACGACAAGCGCTTCGACGTCGGTCAGGTCGCCCTGTGCCTGGGCCATGCTGGCCAGCGATTCAAGGCGGATTCGGGCATCGGTGGTTTTGCGCACCTGGTACTCGAAAAGCGCGGTACCGACTATTCGGATCGTCATCAGATGGCGGGTAGCCTGAGCGCTTTGTTCGGGCGATGTGGTAGCCTTCACTTCGCTGCTGAGTTGGGTATTTCCTCGCATGGGATTGCTCCTTTCAGTGGTTGGTGTCGAGGAGGTGCAACTCCTCGACATCCCTTTCTCAACCGGCTTCAGCCGGCGTTCGTTTCACTCGAAGCCTTTCGCACCAGGTGAATCACCAGGTCGTCAAACTCACTGCTGTCATCCATCAAGGAACGCCACTCCAGCACCGCTTGGATATGGTCCCGATCGCAGTCCACGGCCAGAATTTCGCGCTGGCCACCTTCAGCCCTGACCCACAAAATAGTCACCAGGCCGCGGGCGCCATATGCGCCCGCGTTGACTACAGGACGGCCTGTCTCTTTTTCAATCCGGCGATAAATTTCGTTAATGACGTCGATGTTTTCAGGGTTCGCTATGACTTGAATTTGCATGTGCATGCTCCTGATCAGGCCTTGAACTGCCAGCACTTCACCGACTCTGGCGGCGGATTCACTTGGTTGTGCCGACGCTGAATGCTGCGAATTGCGCTATCCGTAGTCCGGTTTGCATCGATCAACTTCCGTGAGCGGCTATCGCGCAGCAGCTGGCGCAGCGTGCCGACGTCGGCCAGCTTCTGGCGGTGTTCGGCGGCGACTTTGGCGAACTCGTTGAGGTTTATCGCAATGACGTCCGACTTCTTGCTGTGGTTGACTATCGGCTCGCTGCTCAGCGATTCCAGATACTCATAGACATTCCAGAACTCGATCACTTCGGGAAGGTCGAGGCTGATCGCAGACTGGCGTTCGTGCGCCATGCTGATCAGCTCCTTCTGTGCGGCCTCGATCATCTGGGCGTCCAGCGGCAACACCAAGGTCAAACAGTCCAGGAGTGCGAGCATCATGCTGTGGTTCTTGATCACTCGCGCCGATGCCAAGGTGCGCTTGGCCCGCAGTTGCTCACGGTGATGCGGATAGCGCTCCACGAACTTGGCCATCACCTGGGGTTCAGCCTTGATTGCCTGCACTAGAAAGTTACTGACATCCTTCATTTCCGTAAGCGCGAGGGCGTCAGCTGCAGCACTGCTTTCATCCGTGATGTTCGGTTTAGTGAAGTGCAATTTCACGATCCGGCTCAAGATGGGCTCTTCCCCCGTTACCGGCGCGTTCTGGCTCAATGCGATCGTGGCGCGGAACTCGGGCTCATAAGTTTCGTTGGTGTTGTTCTTGACTCCACGGACTCCGAGAAGGCCGCCACCAAACAGATCTTTGAGCTCGGCCAGGTCAAAGGATTTGTCGTTGTTGCGATCCCCCTCAAGCAATACGATGGGCATTCCGGCCACCTGTCCCATTGACCGGCTACGGCCTGACGCAGAGCCTTTGGATGGGTCGAACCCCTCGTAGATACGACCGAACAACTTCCAGATAAAGACCAACAGAGTGGACTTGCCGGCATCGGGTTCGCCGGTCACCTCCAGAAACGGAAAGCTCTCGTACTGGGCCCGGATCTGCTCCGCGAACAGGGAGCCAAACCAGAACGACAGAGTAACCAGCCCCTTCGCTCCAAAGCACAGCCAAAGCTTCTGCAGCCAATCGTTGCTGTATCCCTTTGCGTCCGGGTTAGGCGTGATCTTTACGTTCTTGATCAGGCACTTCACCCGGCTCCTGCCGAACTCGAAATAGTCCTCGGCGTTCGCTTTGTAGAGCACCCCGTTGTGGCAGGCGATGTCATTGAAGATGTAGGCTTTGTGTTCCTTGCTGTACCCCACGAAATCAATGGTCTCGACGGACTTGATGCCCTCGGTTTGCTGCATGACGATCTGATCGAGGTGTTTCTGTGCCCCGAGCCAGGACCCGCTCGAATACAGAAGCCGTGCTTTGAACTCACTGCTGGACGAAAACTGTTTCAGCGTGAAGGTGATTTTTTCGGAAGGGCCGTCGTTCGGTGGGTCGATACGCACGTAGTACCACGCTTCGCCAGTTGACTCGTTGACCTGCTTGTACAGCGCCTCGAAATTGCAGTTGGCCAGCTGGCGCAACGAGAGAACGCTATCCAGTGCCTTGCGCTTGGCAGCCTTGTCGTTCAGTAGCTGATCGTCGCCGTCCTCGCTATTGACGATCGCTTTCTGTTCCTCGTCCAGCTTGTGCTGATCAACTTTGGCCCAGTACAAGCGGTTGGCAAATTCGAATGAGAACTCCGATTTTTTATCCGCCTCATGGATGAGTATCGCTTTCTCCCTGGGAGATTCAGCCAACAGCAAATCGCCGTGGTAGCGGGCACTCTTCAAATCGTTCGCTCGGCGCTGTTCGCGTTTCTGCGTGTCGTCCTCGTATTTCCATCGCAGATGCAGATCGTTCCAATCTACCTTCCGACCTGTCTGAGGGATCAGTGCTGCCCGGCAGGTATAACCCAACTCCCGAGCCTGGCGAACCCACTGCCTGGTATAGGATTGCGTTTGAGGCTCACTGTCGAGCGCCCAGACCAGAACCGGAAGTTTTCCCCCACGTTGGCGGGCTAACTCCTTCAGGGCGTCGACCGGGAAGTTGGTCGAGGTCATAGCCGACACCGCGTCTATGCCGTTGTGTTCTAGGGCGATTGCATCGAAAATCCCCTCGACGATCCATAGCTCCTTGGTATTGACGAGATCCACAGACGGCGGACACCACCAGCCACCAGAGGGAGTCTCCCCTCGTTTGAACCGAGCTTTCATCTTGCCGAAACGCTCCGGCCTGTCGATCAATCGCTCCCAATACACACCCTGCTCCAGGGTGAACCGGACAGTCGCCGTGCCTTGCCCTAGCTTGTCCGAGTAGTACGTCTCTTGGGTGAACCACCCAGTGATGCGTTCAATCAGAAAGCCGCGTCCAAACTCCATGTAAGCACGGGCTGTGGCGTTAGGGTTGTCCGACGAAGACGGTGCACGCTTGCTCCAGTTTGAGAACAAGTCTGGGTAAATATCTTTGACCAGCATGCTGAAACCACAGTTGACCGGACGGCCACAAATGATCACCCCTGGATCATCGAACGGGGCCCAAAGTTGGTTGTCCCTGTGGTGGCATTGCGGGCACGTACCGCCCCGCATGTACTTGGTGCCAGGGCGGTGCTTGAGTCCGTAATCCTGCTCAAGGAGGCGCAGGATGTCTTCGCGTAGGTCTGCTTTCATGATTGTTTCAATGCTTTGTTAAGGCCTAGGGAAAGCGCGCCGATCAGATGTTTCTGGGCAGCCATCACCGGGACGTGAGCGAGAATTGCTTTGTGTCGATTGCCGTCTGCGACGAAACGAAATTGGTCCGCATACCAGTGCTCGTTGAAACTCTGGCGATAGTTCGCTTTCAGCGACTCCAGCAACGCTTCGGCCTGTGCAGACGGCAGTTGGGCATTGATGATTACGGCGTTTTCCATCGTGAAACCTCGACTTCAGGCAAAGCTCACCCAAACCCACTGGGCGCGGGGCAGGCAATGTGTTGGGTTGGTATTACGAGTTGGCTAAGCGATAACGCCCGTTGTCGGGTGCGTTGATGATGCGTTCATAGATCAGGCTGACCGGGATAGCCCAGGCGTGGCCGGTGGCAGGATCAATGATGACGGTGTGCGTCGATGTGCTGCTGATGATGTCCAAGCGCTGCCGATCACGGATCGCGTTCATGTCGCTGCAGGCTAGGTGCACCAACTTTTCCGCCATCTGGGTAGGGCTGCCAAAGTCCGCGACCAGGTGCTGGACGGCACGGTCGAACAACTTCTGGTCATTGCACAAGTGTTCGCACTGGTGACGCTCGAGGAAGGTAAGTGCGGCGGCTTTGAGCACGTCCTGGTACGCCTGAATTGCAGGCAAGGTATTCATGCCGCTACTCCCGATTTGTTGCGATACAAGGCGATAGCTGCTCGCACTTCCGTATGACGGGCGGCCATATGGAGGTTATGCGCGTTCAGTATTTCTTCGGCTTCTTCCTGGTTGATCGAACCGTCTTCCAGGGCTTTTGCGATGATCTGATCAACGAGGCCACGTTTGGCGGCAGCCTGAACAGAACGTGCATACAGCTCGACGTTGTCCAGGTGGTCTGGATCGGCGATTGGCACAAACAACCCGCCGTAGATTCGGGCAACGTAAGTGGGGTAATGCGTAGTGCCGGCGACTTGCTCCAGCGCGTGAATCTGCGCATCGGTCAGAGGACAGCAGCCGCCGTTCTGGTAGGCGCGGTTGTCGAACTGCTTCACGTTCTTCATGTTGAGGTGAGCGGCTGAGAGTTCCCGTCCGCCTGCACTACTGACAATCGCGCTCATTGTGGACTTGCGTGCTTCTAGTATTTGGCAATTCATTTTCTACTTCTCCCTGTGGTCCAGTGCCATTACTGTTCGATCACGCCGTCTTTGATTCCTAGCAACACCGCGGCGCGATGTGCCTCCCCACGGCGACCTTTGATCCGACCGTTCAATAGGTCGCTGACTAAATTTTTGTTCAGTCCATGTTTGCGGCTGAATTCCGCAATGCTTATTCCTCTGCGATCCAGATCAGCGCGGGCTTGCTCGGGCGTAACAGTGGCGGGCATAGTGTTTGCTCTGTTCGTTTGTGGTTGTTTGCGTTTGTCTGGGGTGATTCTTGGTCAAAAAAATGACCAAGTCAATGGTGGTGAATAAAAAAATGCTCATAGCGGATCGAGTAGGTGAACGCCTGAGGGAAGAGCGCGAGCGCTTAGGATTAAATCAAACAGAGTTTGGAGTGCTTCTTGGGGTGAGTCGGGGGACTCAAAAAAACTATGAACTGGGGGCGAATTCGCTTGACCTGCGCTATGTGGCGGCACTTGAAGAGTGCGGTGTAGATGCTGCGTTTGTGCTGACTGGCCGGCGTTCCACACCACTTGGGCAAATGTTCTCTCCAGAAGAAGAGAGGTTGATCAAGCAATACAGAAGCATCACGCCATTCGACCAGGAAGCGATCCGTCGTTTCCTGCAAGCCATGGCTGACGATGCTGCCCGCCAACGGACTTAACTTGTCACAAAGCATGTAAGACATTCGTCGCCCCCTCGTTCTAAAGCCAGTCCCCGCCCCGATAACGTCGATTCAGCAATGCACTTTATGGAGTAGTAAGCATGTTGGATCGCACGAACAATGAGCGCGCCTGCGTTGGGATGACCGAATTCGAATGGTCAGGACTGACCAAAATTGAACGCCGGCTTATCCGTCTGTACCGTCTGTTGAATGAACGGGAGCAACTTCAGCTCCACCGGCTTTCAGAGATCCTGGCAACCAGTCCCAAGGATCCAACAGCAAGTTGATACCCCCGTGAAGCATCAAGCATCGACATCGATGTGACGCAAACGCCGGCCCTGATAAGGCCGGCGTTTCAGCCTCGATCATGCCGCCCCCAGCTGCTCGAACAACTCCCGCTGTTTTGCCTTGGGCATGTCCTTCAGGCGATCAAACAGCATCCTGTCAAAGGTCTGCGCCGACGGGCTCAGCGTGCGATAAAACGTTAAGTGAGCCACCCACGTGTGCCCGCACATTGCGTCCAGGCACTGGCAATACAGCTTCGCGAACTCTGCCGATAGGGTCTCTCGCGAAGAGATCCGACCCTTGTTCCCGCACTTACAAGTAACTCGCATGTGTCCCTCCCCAGGGCCAGCCAATCGCCACTATATTGCCACATTATGTAGTGGCATTTCCTGATCTAGACACCTGATGTAGTGTTTTCAACTGTCGCGGGTACTTCTCTCCAGGCAAATCGCCTGTCCTGCCGCAAGGTATCGTTCACCTGGTTGAAAAGTTGACAGATCGGGCGAATTTCATTGCTCGTATACACCCGATCAATCTTTTCGATATCGCCGAAGCCGGCGCTGTTTTCCGGGATGATCCCGGCCAGCGCGGGGTTCATGCGCCAGGCGGCGATCACGTCGTTACGGGTGATGTTCTTCACCTTCTCCAGTTCGTCCTTGGCTTGGAAATCACCCACGGGAATGATCTGAATGGCCTTTTCTGTGCCGCCGGGGATGTTCACGAACATCGATCGGAAGTTGCCCACGCCCTTACTGGCGGTGATCTGGGCGCGCAGCTCGTCTTCGTCGTCCTGGCTCAGGTTTGCGTCGTTGGTATAGAAGATGTAGCCGGCGTGTGCGCCGTTGCTGTAGTAGCGCCGGCGGAACAAGGTCGCTGCTTCGTTGAGCAACAGCGCCTGCATGCCGCCCAGGTAATCCGGAACGCCATAGACGTTCTGTTCCACGTCGTAATTGAAAACGTGTTCCACCTCGTTCTGGTCGAATTCCTCCTCCTTGCCGTCGGCCAGCAGCCTGACGAAACCACCGGCGCGCTTGATCCGCATGTTGATGGCTGGCAAATGCTCCATTTCCAGCACTTCACCAAACGCATTGCGGTGGCGGTACAGGTACATTTCCCCGAACACCATGAAGTCCAGAGCGGAACAGCTCATCGTTCGCGTAGACACACCCAGCGACGGAATGAATTCACGCAGCAACAGGTTGCGCTTGAACCCGGGAATGGCCCCGTGATGCGCGTTGGCTCGCAGCAACTTGGCCAGGCCTTGGCGCGACACCGGCGGCGTGTACAGCCGACCGTCGTGACTGGCGAACACGCCCAGGTACTGCCCTATGTTGTCGGTAAGCACCTGTTCCGGCGCTCCGAATGAAAAGGCCCGCATCGGACCTGGTGCCGGTTTGGCCGGCTGGTTTGTTTTGCGACGAGCCATGGTTTGTTGATCCAGTGGTTACGTAGCGGCTGCGCCGCTGCTTGTTGGTGTTGAGGGGTTCATTGGCCAGGGCGTGCATGATTGCCCAGGCAATATCGGCGTGGCCGGTGGCGTCGGTGCGTGATGCGCTGTAGGTGATTTGCCCGCTATTCGTAGCGCCGCGCTTGATTGTCAGGAACGCCTGGGCGATATCGTTCCAGCCGGCATCCCACTCGATACGGCTGCCGACGATCGTGTCCTGGGCCTTGAGCACCAGGGCATTTTTGGTTTCCAGGCTGTAATGGATCGACGTCGCACGCGGGTAAAAATCGCGCACGATGTCATATACGCCGTAGCCAATGCCGGTGGTGTCGATACCAATGTGCTGGACGTTGAAGCGCTCGGTGAGCAACTTGACCTGCTCGGCCTGGTACTTGAACGACTGCCCACGCCAGCTGTGTTTCTCGAGGATCCGGAACTTGCCCCCCTCCTCGAGCGGCGGTGCGATGACCACACAGGTCGCATCGTCCCGGGTTCGGCTGGGGTCGTAGCCGATCCAGACTGGGCTGTTGCCAAATGGCCGGGGGTCGTCGGGGTCGTAGTCGGTCCACAACGCCAGATCGGAGTAGCAGCGCTCCAGATCGCCCAGGGCGAAGACGCTTTGGGTGCTGTCGATGAATTTGCACATGAACAGCTGTTCAAACCGGTCGTCGTCGTACTCGAGGCGCAGCTGCTCGAGGTCGAACAGATCGCAGCCACCGGCGATCGCATCCAGGATGGTGATGACCTTGCGCCACTGACCGTCCGGACAGAGTGCGCCGGCGGCGATCTGCTTGTCGCTTGGCCACGGCTCTTTGGCTGTTTTCTTCTTGCTGTTGCGGAATTTCTCGCCGGTCCAATGCGGATACGCCTGGTGCGATACGGCGCTGGGCGTGGAAAAGTAGGTTTTGCGCCATTTTTTGTGGGTCGCCATGGCGCTGGCCACGGTGTTGAGCTTCTCGAAATCACGGATCCAGAAGTACTCGTCCACATAAACGTGGCCATGGTGACCTTGGGCGGTGCTGCTGTTAGTGCTGAGAAAGCGCAGCTCGGCCCACGGCTTGCCGTCTTTACTGAGAACGATTGGGTTCCCGCTCAGCTCAAGGCCGAACCATTCCTGGGCAAAAGAGATGATGTAGCTGCGGAAAATCTCGGACTGGGCGCGGCTGGCTGACAAGAAGATTTGGTTGTCACCGGTCAACACCGCATCCATGAACGCTTCGCCGGCGAAGTAGTAGGTCAGACCCACCTGGCGGCTTTTCAGAACGTTGCGGATCCGCGCGGTAAGCGGGTTGATCTTCGCGGCGTACAGCTCTTTCTGGTAGCCGTACATTTTGCTGATGAACTTGTCCAGAAAGTCGACTTCGGTTAACTCACTGACGTCGTTCTTCGGCGCTTTCTGCTTCCTCTTTCCGCCTTTGTCGCCCCGGCTGCCTTTATCCCGTCGCTCGCTGCGCTGGTCGTCGCGACGGTGGCCACCGTCCTCGATCGGGTCGTTCACCGGCATGGGCGCGGGCTTGGCGCACTGCTTGGCCAAGCGTTCGCGAACGGTCGTCAGGCGGTCCAGTTCATCTAGGTCGCCCTTGGTCAGGGAGTCCTGTTTCTCCAGGAGCAAAGTGATCCGCCGACTGACAGCGGTCAGCGGCTCTTCATCCGTCAGCATTTCGTCCCAACAGCCCTGGCTGATCCAGTGGTAGACGATCCGAACGCTGGGCAAGTTGAGTTGCGCTTGGATTTCCTTCGCTTTGCAGCGTCGTAAAAACAGGCGTTTGGCGGCTTCTTTAACTTCGGTTGAATAGAGCATGGGCCGCAGTCTATGCGGCGAAAACGCTGGAAACTCGGGGTTAAAATCCGTGTTCGTCCTATATCGCGAAAATAGGACCAACGCAAAAGTGAATCAATTGTTGGAGGGGGGATTGCTCCATATCTTGGCGGCTCAACTCACCGATTGAGCGCAGTTATCGCCCATGCCCCGTTCCCTTGTTTCGTTCTGGAAACGTGTCGCCACCAGCGGCCCGACCGTTGATCGTCGCGTAATCCTTCCCCAGGAGCTGCGCGATATCGCTGAGACCTACAGCACCGCGACTTACACCGCCACGATCTGGTGTGAGCACGAACGCTGGTATGGCGGGCACGGCACTGTGTTTGCGGTACGTCTGATCGAAGGCGTCGAAGGCCTGGAAGAAGGTCAGGTTGCACTGGAAGCCCAGTTGAAACCGAACGACAAGCTGCTCTGGCTCAACGACCAGGGCGAGAAGCTGTTTACCAGCATCGAAATCACCCCCGACTTCGCCAGCACCGGCAAGGCCTATCTGACTGGCCTGGCTGTGACCGATTCCCCGGCCAGCCTCGGCACCCAGGAACTCTACTTCTCCCGCAAGACCGGCAAACCCGTGCACTACGGCGCGGCAGTGCCGCTTGGCGCGCTGAAAGAGGACGAGCCTCAGGGTGAAGTCGGGAAGCTGATAAGCATGTTTACCAGCCTCTTCAAGCGTTTGGGCATTGAAGAAACGCCCAGCGAAACCAACCCGAAAACCCTCACAGAGACCCCACCAATGGATGAAACCACCGGCACGGCGCTTAAAGCGCTGCGCGATCAAATCCTGATCATCGTCGCAGGTCTGGACACCGTGATCGAAGCCGCAGCTGCCTCGGCTCCCGAGCCTGACGCTGCTCTGGTCGACGATGTGCAGGCGGCCGTCGACGAAGTCGTATCCACCGCCGAAGCCGAGTTCAAGAACAAGCTGCAGGCCACCGGCAATAAGGCTTTGGCTGCCAGCTTCTCCGCGCTGATGAAGGAGTTCAACACCCTGAAGGACTCCACCAATAGCCGCAATCTGTCGAAAACGACCGGTGCTGCTGACCTCAAAAAAGCGCGGGTGCTCTGACATGGCCCACTCTCTTAGTAACCACGGCGCAAAAATGTATGCGCAGCTGCAGCTCGACGTTGCTGAAAACTACGGCGTAGACCTGTCGCGCAAAATGTTCAACGTCGAACCTTCGATTGCCCAGGAACTGAACGAGGCGATCACTGCCAAGTCGGATTTTCTGCTGCGCATCAACGTCATTGGCGTGTCGGAAATCAAAGGGCAAAAAGTGTTCCTGGGCGTTTCCGGTCCAGTCACTGGCCGCACGAACACCACGACCAAGGATCGCGTAGCCAAAGATGCATCGGCGCTGGACTCGAGCATGTACGAGCTTTCGTCGACCGAATCCGATGTGGGGCTGCCATACGCGAAGATCGATGCGTGGGCTAAATATCCGGACTTCCACCAGCGCTACTCTTCCGCTGTTCTGAAGCAAATCGCCCTGGACCGCATCATGGTTGGTTTCCACGGCACGCACGCAGCTCCAGAAACTGACATTGCTGCATTCCCGATGCTGCAGGACGTCAACAAGGGCTGGTTGCAGATCGCTCGTGAGCAGATCCCTGCCCAGGTACTGACCGAAGGCAAGGTGGAGGGCAAGGTGACTTTGGGTGTCGGCGGCGACTACGCGAACCTTGATGCACTGGTCCACGACACTAAGCAGATGGTGGACGAGCGTGTGCGTGATGGCGGTGACCTGGTCGCGATCATCGGTTCTGACCTGCTGGCTGCCGACAAGGCGAAGCTGTACGCCAAACAAGGCGACGTGCCGACCGAGAAAGAGCGCATCGAAGAGCAGCAGGTCATTGCCACCTATGGCGGCCTGCCAAGCTTCAGCTTCCCGTTCTTCCCGGTAGACACCGTCGTTGTGACCAGCTTCGACAACCTGTCGCTGTACTTCCAGGACTCCAGCTGGCGCAAACAGACCGTCGACAATCCGAAGCGCTCCCGCGTCGAAGATTTCAACAGCCGCAACGAAGGTTACGTGATCGAGCAGCTCGAGAAGTTCGCGATGACCGAAAACGTTGAAGTGGTGACTGCGTGAGCCTGGCACTGGCGCACAAGCGCCGCGTGAAAGCTCTCGGGCCAGCGGCCGCCAGCGCCGGTGCCGCAGCGCAAGTGTATTCAGCGGAAACCGCTCTCAGCAGTCCAGCCAACGCCAAAAAGCACCTGCAGTTGATGGTCGACGCCCTGAACGTTGATCTGGACCGTATCCGCGCGATCGACAGTCGTGATCTGCGTCAGCAGCTCAAGCGAGACGAGCTGCTGCCCAAGTACCTGGAGTATGTGCAGCGTTACCTTGATTCGAAATTGATTTTTCCGAACCCGGTAATGATGCAAGTCCTGGTCTGGCTGTTCGACACCCAGCAGTTCACCCAAGGCCTGCAACTCGCCCAGGTGGCCATGGTGCAGGAGCAGGAACTGCCGGAGCGCTTCAAGCGCAACGTGCAGACCTTCGTCGGTGACGAGGTGATCGAGTGGGCCGAGGCTGAATACAAGGCTGGGCGCACCCCTGAACCCTACGTCTCGGATCTGCTGCACCTGGTCGACGGTGAGTGGCAGCTGTTTGAGCGCATCCCAGCGCGCTATCACAAGTTGCTGGGGATCATCTCCATCGATCTAGAGGAGTGGGCGCAAGCCATTACCCACTTCGAACGGGCGATCGAGCTGTACCCCGAAATCGGCGTAGGCACCCGGCTGGAAACTGCTCGCAAAGCCTTGAAGAAGGCAGAGCTGGTCGCTGCAGAAGAACAACCAACCGAATAACCGACTACCCCCCCCGGCGAGAAACTGTGGATGTGAGCCAAACCACTTGTGGCCTTGACCCACTGAAACAGTTTCCTCGCCCCTATTTGAGTGGCCAGCAATGAGTATTTCAGGCAACCCCACCAGGTTTGCGGAACTCGCGATCGTTAACGACGGCTTTTGGCCCGACCTTTCCGTGGCTGAGTTCCAGAAGGCGTATCGCCTCCCTGGTGAATACTTGGTCGAAATGCTGGCCGCTGACCTACGCATGGCCATGGGCGATGTGAACAACGACCTGGCCGAATGCCAAGACCGCTGCATGGCTGCAGGCGCTGCCACTCTGGCCGACGTGCCTGCCAAGTTCCTGCGCAAGTGTGCCGATCCCGCCGCGACTTACGCCCGGGCGGTGTACTTCCGCGCCAAGGCAAGCCTGTTGAGCCAGTTCGCCACGGTCACCCGCCGCGAAAGCGCTGAGAACACCGGTAAAGAACAGCCAGAGCGCTCTGAAACCTTCCTGGCATTCAGCCAACAGGCCGTGCGATCGCTGCAGGGCCGTGGCCGAATCACGGCGGCATTGCTATGAGCAAGCCTGTTCAGATCGCGTATCTGGAAATCTCTGGTCGTCAGACCGGTAAAAGCCATCGCCTTGCTGAACAGGGCAAAGCGGTAGTGGCCCAGGGCAAGCACGCGATTCTCGTTTGTAGCCCTTCGCTGGCCCCTTACTTCCGTCGGCTATTTCCATGGATGGTCGTCGTGTCCAATAGCCAACGCCTGCCAATGGGGGTTAACCCAGATACAGCAGTGTGGTTCTACGACGAATTTGACTGGCTCAAATCAGTGGTGGTCCGGCCTGGCGCTTATTACTCATCCACGGCCCGTTACCTGCGCGTTGCTGGAGAGCCCGCTGCAGAAGACGACGTACTGATGCAGCTGCTGGAAGCGAACGGGAACAAGTGCGAGACACATCTCACCGAGATCAACCATGACGCAATGCGCTACTGGCGTGTGGAAATGTCACCAGAGCAGTTTCGCCTCAATGCATTGGGAGCGTTCCTGTCGTGATCAAGCTCCAGGCACTCACCGACTATCTGCGCGGCCGCGAGCTGGTACTGCCGGAGCAGCTGGATAGCTGGGCCGAGACGTCCAGCGTCGAATTGATCTGGAAGGACAGCGTCGACGGTATGTACATGGGCGATTTCAACTACTCGGCCGTGATCAGCTTTGAGCGGTTCGCCGACCATCCTGCGCGCCTCGTTGCCCTGGTCGGCAGTTGGTTGGAAACCCACGACCAAGACCGCGACGGCTTGCCCCAGGTGAAGCTGGATATCGAAATGCTGGACAACGACCTGGCGGATGTCGATATCGCCATTGCGTTCAGCGAGCCCCAGTACCTGACCGAAGATCCGGACGGCGAGATTGTGGCGTTCGGCAAGAACTACACCTTCAAGCCTTTTGAGCTGTGGGTTGCGGAGAAAGGCGGGGTGGTCAGTGGCCAGAGCTGATTCCCTCAATGTCGACCTGCAGGGCATGGCCGACGTGGAAGCCCAACTGGCGATGGCCAGCCTGCCGCAGAAGCTGAAATTGCGCCTGCTCAACCGTGTCAGTCAACGGATCCGCACCCAGTGGCGCAAGCGTGTGCGCGAGCAGCACGACATGAACGGCGAAGCGTTCACCCCGCGTAAGAAGAAGCGTAAGGGCCAGAAGGCAAAGATGCTCGGCGGATTGGCTGCCGGCATTTCCGTCACCAGGCTGAACGACAAGGGTGCGGAACTCGGCTGGGGCAGCTCCAAGGCCGCGATGATCGCCAATGTGCATAACAGTGGCATCAGTCAGCGCCGTACCGCCGCGCAGATGCGCAACCAGACCCGCAACAAACCTACGCAAGCCACCAAAGAGCAGGCCAAGCGCCTGCGCCGCCTGGGGTTCAAGGTCCGGCTGCCGAGCACCAGCAAGCGCAAGAAAGTGCGCTGGATGAAGCCCGGGGTCGCATGGATCACCGACAACCTGAAGTACGACCAGGCCGGCCTGCTGATCAAGATTCTTTCCGATGAAGCTGCTGGCCCGTCGTCCTGGGAAATCAACCTCCCAAAGCGGGAGTTCTTCGGTGTCGCTAGCGACCAAGAAGTCATGGAGCTGATCAGTTATCTGCTTCCCCAAATCCTTAACTCACCCCGATAACGAGGCACTACATGGCACTCGGTCAAGTTCAAGTTAACAACCTCAACCTCAGCCAGGGCGCTGTGACCGAGGTAGAGAAATACTTTCTGTTCATCGGTACCGGCTCTAAAAGCCAAGGCCAGGTGCTCGCCCTCAACACTGACAGCGATCTGGACGTGATGCTGGGCATCCCGGCCAGCGACCTGAAAACCCAGATCACTGCCGCCCGCCTGAACGGTGGCGAGAACTGGGCTTGCCTGGCCGTTCCGCTGGCTGCCGATAGCACCTGGGAAACCGCCCTGACCAAAGCGCTGCAGCAGAACTATTCGTTTGAAGCGATTGTGATCTGCACAGCAGTGGCCAGCGGTGACGAACTGTCAGCGATGCATGACGCCGCGATCGGCTTGAACAACAGCTTGGGCCGACGCGCCTTTGTCATGGCCGCATCCGAAGGCATCGCCCTAACCATGACCTGGTCGGAATACCTGGCCGAGCAGAAGGCGATCACTGACGACCTGGCAGCGCCGCGTGTCATGTGCGTGCCTCAGTTGCACGGCAACGACCTGGGTGTATTGGCCGGTCGACTGGCGAACTCTGCCGTCAGCATCGCCGACAGCCCGATGCGCGTAGCCACCGGCGCATTGCTGGGGCTTGGACCGGTACCGCAGGACAAGGACGGCGTTCCCCTGGACAGATCGGTTCGCATTGAACTGGACAAGTCGCGCTTTTCGGTCAGCCAGACCTATACGGACTATCCGGGCGTGTACTGGGGCGACGGCAACCTGCTGGACGCACCAGGTAGCGACTACCAGGTGATCGAGTACCTGCGCATTGTCGACAAGGCAGCGCGTCAGGTCCGACCGCTGCTGATTCGCCGTGTGGCTGATCGCCGCCTGAACAACAGCCCTAACAGCATGGCGACCAACAAGACGTTTTTCATGACGCCGCTGCGTGCGATGGCCAAGACCACCACCTTCGCCGGCCAAACCTTCCCGGGCGAAATCGAACCTCCGGCAGACAACGCCATTGTCTTGTCCTGGAAGAGCAAAACCGAGGTCGAGGTTTACATCAGCGTCCGCCCCCTCAACTGCCCGAAAGTCCTGACCGCGAACATCGCGCTCGACCTTTCGACCACTGCAAAGGAGTAACCCCGCATGTCTGCAAAGATTGGCGGTAAGAACTTTGACGTGAACCTGGGCGATCTGCTCGTTCACGTCGAGAGCTGCACCATCGACATCACCGACAACAGCGCCGTGGCCCAGACCAAGGGCGTGCCCAATGGC